TCTGCACCTTCGACATACTTACCATCACGTTTATTAACTTCTGGTGAAAGTTGTCCAAGGATTTTTAAAAAAGGAAGAGCTAGATCTTCTTGACCTATTGAGCCCAAACCTTTTGCTGCGTCATCTTCAAATATATTTGAAGGTAGACCTGCAGTCTTTTTCTCTGCTACTTGGTTCATGTTTATTTGTTCCTTGTTATTTTGGTTCTGTTTCCTGAGAACACGTTAAAAAGATCAGAGGGCATCTCTTGTCCAGATTCCAGACGCTCTCTGACCAATGCTTTAAGTGTCATAGGTTCGACCTTTAATTTCTGGACAGGTTCGTACCCTTGACCTTGCGCAAGGATCGCATATTGCGATGCCTTGTTATCTTCGTTACGACCAAAGGAAACTGTAATCTCATTTTTAATAAGA